TCGTATACTGCCTCCTCTACAATGGCTTGCGCTATGTCTGGATAGAGAGTCCAAAACTCCTTTCCTGCGTCTGGAGCGCCTAGCACCGCCATTCCGCCGGAGTACTTGACTTTAAAAACGCGTTTTCCTTCCGCGTATCCTCCGTACAGAAAAATCTTACCGCGTGTCTCGTCTATCTCGTAGTATGAAGCATCTACTTTCGTAGTCTCCCCAAACTCTCTGTTTCGGTCGTAATACAACGTGCATTCTTTTTCCAAATCAACTGGCCACGCTTTTAGAAATAAAGTGGAACTCGAATCCACTTTGTCTAGAAACTCCACGTACTCACCAAAAGCGATATTCCTTCCGGTTCTAGTCTGAAAATCGGCAGATACAGAGCGTATTAAAGACACAAGCAGTCCGTCTTCTTTGCTCACTCCATCTGGCATTTTTAGCGCCTGTTTTACTGCTGTTAATTGTACTAGTTCTATCGCCATAGTCTCTCCTTTACGTATGCAACCGTGGCGATATTGCGGCGCCGCGGCCACGACGCCGCAATAGACGCTACTTCTTTTTCATGTCTGCACCGGCGCGTGATTGGGATTGGCCAGTACCGCTATCGCTCCAACCGTGGCGCCGCTTGAACCGTTGGCTTGTGTGCATTTAGCGCGAACGTAACGCTTAGTACAAATGTACTCGCACGACACAATCTTGTCATCGTCCGTGTCCTCCGTCCACGAAGGCGGGCTTCCGTTTAGGTTTTTGAGCGCAACCGTTGCCTCTACCTCGTCGCTCATGTCCGACTCATCCCCATGGTAAATCTTCCACGAATAGTCGCCGTCCGTAACCGTGCCCGTAAAGAAAATCCACAGTACGCGGTTGTATCCAAGAGTGTCTATAATTGTACCGACGCTCGTGGTGTTACCATTAGTCAGCGTCAACAAGACCTTCGAGGACGGAGCAGCTTGTTTAGGCAACATGTCTTTGTACAGACTTCCTACTGTAAACATTGCTATCTCCTTTCAGGTAGCAGATATTTTGTATTTCGCGATAGCGTTAGCGTTCACGACTTTTCCGCCTATCCTCATCCTTGCAGAGAAGCGAACGGCGCCAGCCGCGTCGAGCGTGCTATCTGTTATCTTCTTGATGCCGATATTAACACGCAGTCCAATAAGACACGCCTTGTTAAAATCGCCATACACAATTGGAAAAGCGGAACCGGCCACGCTCGGCATGTCCGGGCAAACGGTGTACGGTTTGCCAAGAATTGTGTTAGGAAGCGCGCCAAAGCCGGGCTGCCATATGAAATCGCCGCTCACTGCATTTGTCAAAGAACGAATCTCGGCCAGCGTAGACAAGTTGAAAAGCAACCGGCCGTTGACGTTGTATTGCGGTTTGAGCGTCCCTTCGACAAGCGTAATAAGAGAAGACGCTTTGATATGGCTAGCGTCGCCGCTTGCCACGCTCCCCACGCTGCTGTTTGTTAAAATGCCTTCAATCTGCAACGGGCCGGAACCGCTAACGAACTCCGCCCCAACTTTCGCGTTGAAAGCGTCTGTTATCTCTTCTGAAATCTCCGCCTCGAGGTTAAAAGCGGAGTCTTCGAGGTCTTGCTCCGACGCGTCCAGATACGCGTATAATTCGGGAAGCGTGATTACTTCCAGACCGTACTTAAGGCCGGTTGTCTCTGACTTTGTCTCGGACTCACCGCGCCGCACGGCTGAAATCGTTCCGGTCTTTTTAGGGACGTGTATTTGCACGTTAGAGGTCGTTCGCACTCTGGCTAATGACATTGCCGGTGTAGTTTCGCGCATTTCTTTTATAATCTCGTTCACGAAATCCGGCGGAGCTAGATACCCGCCTGTTTCTGGGTCGCCGATAGTAAGAGCTTTTTGTTCGGGAGTTAAGTCCTGGCCACGAATAGCGCGCCACGTAGCCTCCTTACGTTCCTCGAATTTCGCGTCGCAGCACGCTCTGTAAAGATGCTCAAGTACAAAATCCTTGCGCTCGAAACCGTTCGCAGCGCCTCGACTCGACGGCCTGTTGAGTTTCGCTTCGACGTCCTTCATCTGTCCGGCAAGCGCGTCGCTAGCTTTAGTAGCCGCGGCTATCTTCTGCTCGTAATCGGCAAAGTCCTGTTCCATTTTAGCGAGTCTTTCTTTCAGCTCGGACGACGTGAGCTTCACTTCATCGTGTATTGTTTTTTTGTACTGCTCCCACAATGCCCTTTGCCCTTCGAAAGCCTCGCTCAGTTTTTTTTCCCAGTCTTCCATTTGCATACTCTCCTTCTTCTTTTGTGTAATTAGCAAATTAAACGCTCGAAGAGAGAGGCGCGTCGCCTGTGTCTCTTCCGTTAGACCGTGTCGCACGACGCGAGAGGCCGCTACTTACTCCAAGGCGGCAACATGTCCATGCGCTTATAGTAAGCCGCTACGGCAGCTTTAACGCCTGGAATGTCCGAGCTTGGAATATCTACACCGCCGCGTGCGCCTTGTAAAACGCCAGCAACGGCGAATATCGCCCTTGGCACTGCTTTCAACGTGCCGTCTATAATATCTCCTATCATGAGCTTATAAGAGCCAATGAGTTCTCTGTTCTCGGAGTCTACCCACAAGAAAGCGCGCGCGAACTTGCTCCAGTCTATGGACGTTTCGCTGTTCGACGCCCACGCTTTCACGCGCTTTTTCGCTTCGTCAATGTCCCACGGCGTACCAGCGTCTGCTAACGGGAGAGACGAATGAATAGCTGCTTTCAGTTGCACACGCAAATCGTACGAGTCGAACGGATTCGGCTGATATCTGCTTAACTTATCCATTTCTTCTGCTATCCATCGTGTAGACGCGTCAAGCACCTCAAAGAGTTTCTCTCCTATCAACGCGTCCGGATGCATAATCATGGAACTAGGCGCAACGGTAAACTCCCCGACAGCTACCTCGCGCAATATTCGGTATTTGCCCTCGTGTACAGGGTTTATCGCACGGTAAGAAAATGACATACCGTCTACTACGCCAGCGTCCATCAGAATTTTAGTTTCCTCTGCGGCTTGTATACCTTTTAACAGAAAACCGGGATTCAAATACAAGCCCTTGTTATTTTCTTCCAGTCCGGACGTCCCGCCTATAATCATAGTTTTCTCGTGCATGAAAACTACGGGAAATCTGCCCTTGTGATGCTGAATAGTACGCGTAAACGCGCCAGGACGTACAATATCGTTTCCTCTGTCTGGAACGTCAAACACGCTAGCGTATCCCTTGAATAGCCAACGGTCTGATTCCTCTATCAGTTTGCTCTCCAGTTGAAACGGTACCGTCTTTATTTCCCACATTTTACGACTCCTTTTCCAACGGCGTATTGCAGACCGCAATGACAACCCGGATGCGCGCCAGGTTGTTTGTCTCCGCTTTGAAACGCTTCGTCTATTGGTATCGGCCCTTGCTCGGCGTTAGCGTCGCAAATGTCGCACACGTTCACGCTCTCTCCGCTCCTTACCACCCATTCCTTCGTCATATTTTGCGGAAGGTCGCCGTTATCAATCCGCGCTTTTATGTCGAGTTGCTGCGCGTCATTTACGCCGTTAATCAGTTCTGTTCGCGCTATTAGCTGCGCCCTGTAATTTATTTTTTCCCTGTACAAACGGTCTATCAACACATCCGCTTGTTCTGCTGGATAATTAGCACGTATGAAATCCGACTGTTTAGCAAACGCTCTGGTTTGTGGCTTGTTCAAGCCAATACATCTTTTTAAGTCGAATCGCAGCAACGTCCAAGACTCGTTGCCGCGTGTCTTCAAGACTTCCCCTATGACCTTCTTATTGACGTTGGCAAGCTCGACACCAATCCTAGCGGCTCGTTCTCTCAGCCATTTGTCATACAGCTTTTGACCGGCAAATTTTACCTGCCACATTTTCCCCTTCGAAATAAACGGTACCGCCGCAGACATTACAGCATGTCTCCACATCCCAGACAACGTCCGGTCAGAGGCGAGGAACCATGTCTCGAACCGACCTCGCCATTCCTCGACAACGCGCTCCGAAACGCTGCCGGATTTTATAATAGCATCGGTGTCGAGCGCACGGCGCTGTTGCTCGTATACCTTCAACACGGACGAGCTTAAAGGCCTCTCGTACCTAGCTGCTATCTTGGCATTTACATCTGCGGCGTTCATACTTCCTCTGTTCCTGCGTTTTCAGTGGTGAAACTAAGAGGCGTTACAGTCCTATCAACCGTCAGGACATTGGCCAGCGGGTCGTTAACAGCAGGATATCCAAGCTCCGCTCTAGCCTCGTTACGTGTAATGATGCCTCTATCAACCTCTCCGGAAACGCGCGCACTTATAGTTGCTCTATCCTCCTGCAGTTCTTTTATGCTCTCCCTTCTAACAAAAACGCGCTCGTTCTCGAACAGACCGGACATTTTCCAATTAGACATGTTGTCGGCCAGTAGTTCTACCAACGGAAGGACGGCGTCTGTATAAAGAGCGCGCTGTGCCGCCGTGTAGTTCTCATATTTTTTTTGAGCGCCTATTAATTCGGGGGGCACGTTGTAGACGTTGGCTATTCGTACATCCGCTTTTTCTAATCCGGATAGCCAGTCCATGTCTTGGGGCGTCCAGCCGTACTGTTCGAGCTTGAGCCCGGGAACGCGGAAAATAGGTACCTTGCCAACGTTTTGTGGCCCGCTATATTCCTCGCGTAGCGACAGCTTTATATCGTCTACGTGTTCTTGTCTTAACGTACCTATAGTCTCTGCAGCGTCTTTATCCAAACCTATCCAATACGGCGGCTTCCCGCCGTTGCGCAAAAGAGACAAATTCCACAGCAAGCTGTCGTTTTCTATGTCAACCTCGCGTGCCGCCGCTTTCAACGGGGACATAGGTTGTAGCAAATCACGGGGATTCGGTAGCCATGTATACAAAACCTGTTCCGGTGGTATACGCTTTATCCCGCCCATCGAAGGCGTCCATACAAACTCCGAAACAATACCGTACGTCGCAGACCAAACTACTTCCACTTCACCGGCTGGCAACGGCCAAAGCTCCGCTATCTCGTTGTTAGCTAGCACGTTTGCCCAAATGTACGCTCTCCCGCCTAAAAGCAACGAGTTTGCCCAGTTGCGAAGGAACATAGCCCGGCCCATCAATGGGTTGGGCTTGTGCATACGCTGTATTAACGGGTGCATGGGCACGGCTTCGAATTTCCCGTCTTCTTTTTCAGCTCGAATATCCAATAGCACCGTCGCCATTGCGGTAGCGATGACGTTGATACACTTGTAAACCGTCGCGCAGTGTTCGTATCCCTCGCGCGATAGCTGATTGTAATTTGTTACGCCCCACGAACTACCAACCCACGCGGACGGCGACGGGCCTGGGTCTACTCCCATTGTTTTTAGCAGCCATTTTAAAAACCTGTTCTTCATCGCTACATAACGTCGGCTATTTTGCTCCCGAACCTAGACATCCAACGTATCGCCTGAGTAAGCGCATCCACTTGGTCGTCATGAGCGGCCTTGGGAAAGTGTTTTAGTTCTGTTAACAGGTCGCGCAGCCAAGGCGCATGTTTGGGCAAATGTACACGTCCAGCTTCGATACGACCGGCCACGGCGGCAGCACGCTGCACTTTATCGTCCTGCGGCTCTATTGGTATTAACGGCAAATTCGTGGAGTCGCGCAGTTCGTAAACTACATCCTTGCCGCTGGCCTTCGCTTCGACTAAAACGGCGTCTCCGTTCCATTTATTGTGGAGCTCAATCATTGCCTTTCGTAGTTTCGGAAATCGCATCTGGCCGCGCACCTGGTCTACAAGATAGTAGTCTTTCCCAGTGTCGCCCCAAACCTGCCCAACAGAAAAATCCGCGCCTCTTTTTTCTTCGAACGCCGTGTCCCATGATTCGACTATACGTACAAACACCGGAAGCTCGTCCAACATAAAATCGAATACAAAGGACGCCACGTCGAGCACGGCGGCGCCAGCTGGCTGAGGGTCTTGCTGGTAAATACAATTAAACGCCTCTACGCCCATGTCCCTCTCAATGTCGTGTAAATACGCGGCGCTGTAGCGCTCCGGCCAAAGCGCTTGCCCCGGTTCGCGTTTGTCATACGGTCGCGCATCGTCCGTCTGCAACGCCGGTAGTTTAATCAAGCACCACTTGTCTTCGCTCTCTCGGAGCAGCCATCCGACGAGGTCGTCATAATGCCAACGCGTCATGACAATAACAATAGCGCCGTCCGGCGATAGACGCGTAAGCGCTACCTCCCTGAACCAGTCTTTCAAATTCTCTCGCCACATGGCGCTATCAGCCTGCCTCCTGTCTTTTATCGGGTCGTCCACGTTGAAGACACGGGCTCCAAGCCCTGTTATCCCACCGCCTACACCGGCACACGCGAACGTGTTGCCGTTAGTTAGCGCCCAATCGTGCGCTGCCGCGCCGTACGCCTTGTCAACCGACGTACCGAAGACATAGCGATAGACCGGATGTGTCGTGATATTGCGCGCCGCCCTGCCGAACGAACGCGCTAGGCTAGCGTTATACGACGAGGAAATAATGGAGCGAGGGTCGCCGTTGAAATCACGGACGCCTAAGAACCACGGCGGGAAAACTCTGGAACAAAGCCACGATTTGCCGTGTCGAGGCGGGACGTTGATGATAAGGCGATTAACCCCTCCTGTCGCTACGTTTCGCAATTCATCGCCTATTAGCCAATGGAACCACGCGGGTTTGTACCTATCACTCAACGCCGCAGCTAGGCGCACCGGATGACGGCGGATACGCTCTGCGTACACCATCTCCGGCGTAACACAATCAAGCGCTTCTTCCGGCATCTTGCAGCACCTTTTGTAGCTGTTCTTCAGTGAGACCGCTAAGCGCAGTCGAGCCGTCAGCCGCGCCGCCGTTGTCATCATCCTGACGCCGCGGCCCGTACCGTCTAGGCATTAGTTTTTCGAGTATCCACGACGCGGCGCGCCAGTCCCGCTTAACAAGAGCAGCCCTGCTAATAACAGACAAATAGCGATTTTCGCGCACCGCCTCCGCCTCGGCTATTTTAGCAGCGAAAACCGAATCCGTGCGCAACCGGCTATAATACGTGGACGTATTGATTCCAGATAACACACACGCCGTCCTGACGTCGAGTCCAAGCGCAATACGCCCAGTTAAATCTCTGATTAGCTGCGTGTCTTGACTCCTCGGAATGCGCATTCTGCCGTTTTTACGAACCGCCATACATAGCTCCTACTTATAAAGAGACATCATGGCGCGCCGTGTTCCCGCGTCCCCCGCCCCCGCACCCCCTCCCCATCCGGAAAAGGAGAATATGGGGTGTGAGATATGAGATATGAGGACCTTAGGACCTCGGGACCTTAGGACCTTAGGTCCTTAGGTCCTTAGGGCCTTAGGACCTAATCTCCATTGTACCGGCGTACCTGCGCGCGCATAGGACATAGCGAGGCATGGCGTTATAATGTAATCATTTGAGCTAACCAGTATTTTATTCGAGCATTAGCGATTTCAATCCACCGAGCCTCGCGCTCAATGCCAATATATTCGAAACCCTCGATACCTGCGGCATCGCATTAGAGAAATTGGCTTGACCGTCGGATGCAGGTTTGCGACGTCGGCGGCGCCCGGTTTGAACTTGGAGGGATGGTTCGGGAAATCACCCAGCGTGCGGCGTTGCCCTGTTTCGCGCAATCCCGCCTCACGGAGTCCCGCCTCGCGTTCACTTCGACACGCTTTTGCGCAATAAAAAAATCGCGACACGCCGCCGGTATCGCCTGTTCCGGTTTCGCGTTCACCGATTTGTTCATCGAGCATTGCCGCCACGGTTTCATCGAATATTACGTTTGCAGGCCAGTTTGAGCGCCGTGCCCCAGCCGTTCCAGAGCGTGGCGGCTCCCAATTTTTTGTCGATTGCTTTCGAAACGTCGAGGTTTTTCGGGAATCCTGTTCCATACAGCCACAACAGCATATCTCGAATTTCAAATCCAGCGTCTCGAATTCGCCCCATTATAAAATCCACTGTTCGCGTGCTGCTGAATGCTAATAAATGCGCGCCCGGTTTGAGGACTCGCAGGCATTCGCGCCATAGCTCGACCGGCGGGGAATCGGAGTCCCATGTTTGCTCCATGAATTGAATTCCGTACGGTGGGTCTGTAACTATCGCGTCAATCGAGGCGTCTGGCAATTTGCGGAGTTGTTCGAGCGCGTCTCCGTGAATTATTCTATTAGTCAACATTTGCGCGACTGGTATAGTTTCCATGCCTTGTGTAACAACATGAATGTAAAAATCTCCGCCAGTGCTCGGTTTCCGGCGAAAACGAACGGCACGTTGAATAGCGTTTGCCATGCTGCTATTGTTCCTAACAGAGAGTGGGCATTTAGTCGGCTAAATTTCGGCCTCTTGATAAGCACGTCATGCATCGTCGCTTCTATCACAACGGCGCGTGTTTGCATTCGCGCGAGTTTGGCCATTTCATCCATGAAGCGCTCTCGGTTTTTAGTGGAAAACGTGGAATAGAGGTCGCACAAGGACTTGCGCTCAACGGCCGCGTTGCCGGTGTTACCGGCGTCTTCGAGGAATGAATAATCACCGACGTCCAAACGGCTTCTCAACGTGCTAAATTTCGGCGGTTTCGAGTAAAAACTGAGCACCGCTTGGAACGTAAAGGCGTTTTTTTCTCGGTCGTCGACTACGAGCGTTAGCATTCGTGTTACTAAAAATAACGATTGTTGCAAAGACGCCACACCACTGTTGCAGAAATGCAACACAAGAGGAAACCCGCGTCCTTAGCGGCCGAGAGGCCTCTTTGGCACGTTTCTTGCGCCCAATTGGCCGTTTTGGCCGTTGCACGGACGCCACAGTCGAGTAACACGCTTTTTGTACCGGCCGAGGCCGGTCATGCCAGCTCTGCCGCGCCGGACGCGGGTTTTGTAAAAGACGCGCCTTTTCGCGCTCTCTTTGGCACGGGACTTGCTACCTATTTTTTATAAAATCTCGTGCGGAGCACGAACAAATCAGAAAGGAGAGAATGAAGATGGCTACAAACAAAAAACAGACAACGAGAGAATACAACAGGTCTCCAAAACTAATCAAGGAGCGCCGCAAGGCATTAGGGGCTTGCTACACGTGTTGCGATAACCGCGACAGCGTAGATAATTTCGTTCTACATATGAACGAGGAGGCGGTGTTACGTCTCTATTATTATCTAACACACAAAACTACTGTTTCCGATTATGACGAAGAAACAAAGTGGTTGACAGACCAGATGCAGATTCACGCCAAAATAACAGCGCGCGAAATGGCGCAGTTCAGAGCCGACCTGTGCTTTACCATCGCTCAAGATACATCTTCACAACAGGGCAAACTCGAGAACTGGGAACCGGCTCCGTGGGACAGGTAAAAGAGGAGGACTACCATGGCAATCAAACGAAAAGATGACGTCGCGCGCTGGATATCCGAAAATATCAAAAGCCTGCCGCAGTTGATAAACGTCGTGAAAGCGGCTAACAAAATTACCGAGAGCAAGCAAACTCCGGCGCGATTCGAGAAAACGATGCGCCAGATTGAAGCGACCGCTAACAGACCGAGTTACGGCCTCGCTCGTATGACGCTCGGCCTCATACTCCGTCGCCTGTATAGACTGTCGAAAGAAAAAACATTCGCGTCGTTTATCAGCCGTTTAGAAATCGGAGAGGAAGATGGAAACAGGGATTCCGGAACGGATAGTTGAGCAGCTGATGCCTGGTATTATTGGCCAATCGTTTAAGCTGGCCTTCGACGAGCAGCAGGCCGAGGAATTCGTAGCAGAGGCGCTGCTAGCTATTAGTAAGGCATACACAAGATACTCACACAAGAGCGACGACGAATTGGTAAAGTTGCTTGGCCGGACGGCCACGAACCGTATGCTTGATTGCAAGCGGCATGCGGCTTTCGTTTCAAAACAACGTTTCATCGAAATCGATGAAAACATGGCTTACATGCCGCATACCTACGACGCGCTCCTAGACGTATGCGGCACGGTGAGCAAGATGCTCAACGCGTTGCCGTATGCAGCGCGTGTTGTCTTTTTAGAACGGTTGGAGCCAAGCCCCAAAACGCAATTGCTGTTAAACCGGCTTAAAGCGGAGAAAGAATGCCAACGCCAGCGCGGATTTTTCACAATGGGCAAGGTAACAATGAGCAACGGCGTTCTAGTCAAGGCGACCGGTCTCACCGCACGTCAAGTGGCTCAAGCTAACAAGGAAATAAGAGAAACCTACTCACGTTTGGTAAATGGAGGTAATAACGATGGACGTTAAATATATTGGCAATGATGATTGCAGGCGCAACGAGGGCGGATTCGGCACACGGATATTCGAGGTTCAACGCAGTCCCAACAGCGAAAAACACATCGTGCGGATTTCAACAACGCTCGACGAGACGCCCCAAGGCGAGCGTTGCGACTGCCCGGGCTACAGATATCGCAGGAGGTGCAGTCATATTGATGCGGCGTTAAAATTCTGGTACAGCGCCGTCGACGCGGACGATGATAACGACGACAACTAATCGCTAACCGCTACCCTCCGACCAGCTCACATCCGGCGGAGGGTTTCGGGCGGGTTGCCCGCCTCAAAATGAAAAATGGAGGTAACGAAAATGGAAAACAAAAAAATTAACTGGAAAAGTTTTACGTTAGCGGAATATAGCGATTCGGCCAATAAAATGATACCGTGGGAGTATTGCGACTGTCCCGACCGCTACGTGCAGTGCATGCGCGAATTAAAACGAACAGACTCAATGACGAGGGTATTTTTTTGGCCGGACGAGAACCGGGGCGAATCCGAGCAGGATGACGATTGGTCGGGTTTTGGCCCGCACAGCGCGAACGAAATCGATTGGTCAGATTTTCCGTACGGAGAATAACGAATAGAACACTCGCGAAGCAATCTGGCTGCAGCTGCTCTTCCTAATGCGGACGGGTCTCTGGCCTCGTCCTTTGGCCAGTTGACTACGAAAACCCGTCCTCCGCTTTTAAACAGCTTTAAAGCCATGCGCTCGACAAGCGGGCCGATGTTAGGGTCTTTTGCTGGCGGGTCTAGCATGACCGTATAACTGCTAGGATTTTTTCTAGACAGCAGCTGCAGTTGCCGGTCAGAGAGCGTGTTGCCTAAGACCGGTATACCTATTCTACCGATACTTAGGTTTGTCAACGCAACAGCGTCAAAAGGCCCCTCAACTAGTACCACGTCCATTCCATTCTCTATCAAATCGTAAAACGGCACGACGCTCGTTTTGTCATACCAGCCGTCGCGCTTGGGCGGATTCAATGTCCTAGTTACAGTCCTAGCCTCGTTAAAAGAGCGCCCTTGAAAAAATACCAATTCCCCGTGCTGTTTGAACAGCCAACACACATAATAAGGCAATACATCCGAAACGCCTATTTCGTACAGCGATACATCAACACCGCGCGTTTCCATGTATGCCATGGCGCGTCTGTACAAAATCCCGCCGTCAACGCCGCGCTCTAGCAGTCGCAACGTCCGGACGAATGCGGTCTTCGATACGCCGTTGCGGCGCTCCTTGGCCTCATCCACTGCTCTCGGTACGACACGAGTATTGACGCCACCAAGGAAATCTAGTAATTGCCGCCTCGTCAAAGAGACGCCGCAACGCCAGCAATACGCGTTCCCTTCCGGAGCAACACCGAAATGTCGCCCCGTGTCCGAACAAAACGGACATTTGAAATTTTTCCATCCTCTAGCTGTAGGCGGGTCGCACCTGCCCAGCTTATCAATGAGAATCTGCATCTCGTATTTGTGATACAGACCAGTCCGCCGTAACGGTTCCCACGTCTCCGTCCATACCATCTCTGTACTTAACAATGCAAATGCGCATCGACTTATTGCGCTTTTCTCGAACAGACTGATTCAGTGTTACTACTAAATCAGCCGTCGCTATTTTGTTATAATCCTCGCGCACGTCCCATTTTTCTACAACCGTGTCGTCCTTGGATGACGGCGTGTTTGTTCTTTTTGCCGCCTCTCTGTTAGATTGAGTAGCCGACCAGACAGCAACGTCATGCTCGACGCCGATTGCACGCAGTCCGGAAAAAATAGACGATAACTCATGCCTGTACTCTTTGTATCTGGACATAGACGACATAAGGTCGCCATAATCTACTATAACGAGGTCTGGAATAAACCCATCGCGGTCGCGAAGCAAGCGCAAGTGCGCTGATAGCTTGTTCACGTCCAGCGCGCCAGCTGAATACTGAAAAATGAAGAAACGCCCATCCTTCACGGCGCTTATGGCGTCTTGTATCCGTTGTATCGCCTCTCTTGGACGGCACATTAGTTCGTGTTTTGTCATGCCAGAAAAACTCATGTCGAGTCGCCTCGATAACACGCGTTCTGATACTTCTAGTGTATAATAAGCGACCTTGTGTCCACCAAGGAGCACGGCGTTTTTCCCGATGTTTAACAGAAAGTGTGTCTTCCCGACGCCGGTATCAGCCATGACAAAAGCGAATTCGCCGCGGTCTATTCCACCATTCGTACGCTTGTCAATAAAAGAAATACCGGTAGGCACGCGACGTTCATTGCTCGCGCTGTTTCTGTAGCCAAGAACACGCTCGTTGATGTTATCAAAATACTCCGTCTGTTTAGGACGCCCGTCGCCGACATGCGCAGCTCGAAGAAACAACTGCTCCGCTGCCTCGAATTCGCCTCTTTTCACCATTTCGCTCACACTAAGTAATGAATCAAGCATAGCGCGCTTTTTGGCAAACGGGATAATACGCTCTTTTAAATAAGAGAATTCACGCGGCGGCGCTGAGTACAATTTACGAGCGTAGCCATCGTACTCGTCCGAGAGTTTGTTATCGGCCAACACCTGTAAAAACGCGTCTAGGGACAGGCAATCGTGATGCTTGTCAAAATACGATAACAGCAGTCCGGCCAGCTTCGCCTCGTCTGGGTTCTGAAAGAACGATGAATCCAAGCAATCGCGACACTCGTTTAGAAACCGGCTATCATGCGCAATTGCACGGAGCAAAAGCGTCTGAAATTCCGGTGTTAATTCGTTACCAATCAAGCTCATGGCGCCATTTTTCCACTACACGTAGTAGCACCGTTGCCAATTCCCTGCTCAAAACCCGCGGGTCTTCGAAACGCTGTATAGAATACACAGCAGAAGCGTGTTCCAGTGCCCAAACCGAGGGCTTGTCATCGGCGTAATGTACGACTGTAACAGGCACGCGCGCTTGACGCGCTGCTTGAAATATCTCCGCGTGCGCGCCAGCGGAAAAAACGGGCAAGAAACTGAACACCATGTCGGACGCAAATATGTCCATTATGTCCTTTTGGATGTGCTTCTTCATGTTTGGATACGTGCCGTTCGGTGCACGCGGCCCGACGTCCTCTAATCGCCGAACTAGCGGATTGAGCAGCATTATACCAGACAACATCGGCTCTTGTGCGAGGTTCGAACACCACGCGGATGCTATGTTATCCTCGAAGGAGCGCTGAATCGGGCCGGCCAAGTACACGACCGGACGTACACAATGTCTTCGACGCAACATCTTATTAAAGAGTACGCCAGTTGCGCCCCTTTTCTGGTACGAGCCGCGCTTCTGGCGTTCGATGTTCTTATTTCGTTTTTCCTCGTATTGTTCCCATAGAGTGTCCGCGTTCATACCAGCGGCCGACACGGCGGAGAGGAAAAAATGCAGTATATCCACCAATTCTTCTCTTACCTTTTCCATGTCCACCAAATCGCACGTCCACCACTCGTCCGGAAGTTCAGCCAGCGCCTCGTCTACCTCTTTGTGTAAAGCTCGAAGAAAGCGCCGTAGCCAAACTACGTGTGTGTCGTATGGACGCGCTACAGCGCCGTTCTTGTTTGCTTCCGCTACAAGCTGTTCCATCGTCAAAAGTCCCGGCTGTTTTGTCATAATCATGTCGGAGACTTCCGTGTGTAGTTGTATCAGACGTTTTAGAGTCCTAGATGCGCTTACATGATCGAAGCGGTCTGGAATTGTATCTAGAAAACTTACACACTGCGATTCCGTGTTGTCTATGGAAAAAAACTCACAGCCCGTGTTAGCAATGGCCTCTATCGTAGTTAAGAGCTTTAACGGCTCCTGTTCATTACGTTTCTCATCTAGCAGTCTTTTAGTTGTATCATCCTGCGCGCGCGCTGTTAGTCGTGTAATTCGTACATCGTCGGCGCACCGCACATAAACAAAAACCGGAACGACACCGGCGCGTGCGCATGTTTCTGTACTCCATCGCACCTGGTCTACAGAACGAGGAAAACCGTCTACGAATAAAGCGGTAAATCCTCCTGCCTCATTTACAGCGTCCGCTACGATGTTTCTTACCATCTCCTCTGTTTCATACGGTGTTACCGAGTCGAAGCACTGCGCAAAGAATTGTTCACCTAACCGCGCGCGACACTGCACACCTGGAAAAACAGACATGTAATTAAAAAATCGCGCCGCCTTGGCTAGCGTAGTTTTGCCCGCGCCGGTGCGCCCTAACAAAAAGAACACGGTCGGCTCCGGCCTATTGCAAATGCGACTTATAACAGCTTCCCAGGAAGAAAAATCTCCGTTGGAAATCTCACGGTTTTCCATATGTCATTCTCCTCAAGATTCACCATGCTCTTTAGCGTCGGACCGGTGCCTAGCAAACGAATTTTAACGGAGCTAAGCGGCTCGGACGCGCTTTGCCACAACATCGTGGAAATCCTATCAACGAGCTGCTCAAGCCACGTTGTAACCGTTGCGGGGAGATTGTAAACATCATTGCAACCGCTAGCAGTGAAATCTATATAATCCACGTGATTAATGCACAGATACGTCGGAGCGCAGTATCGAAGAAAGCGCAGAAATTGTGCGTCTGACCACGTGAAGACGCGGCGCGGCTTGTTTGTTACAGTAGTTTTCTCTACCAGAGGAGCAATGTCTTTTGGCCTAGCAGACGCGTTTGCTACGAGATTCCACGTTATCTCCTGCTGGTCGGGATAACAAGGGCCAGACCAGCCGTACCTCGGCTCGTTGAACAAACCCTCGCCGCTCAAATTGCCTACACGTATTGGATACGTACGTAGAACACCGAAGACGCTACCAACGAGACAGGGCGGGCAGCCGAAGTCGGCTGCTATTGAAGACGTGGTAATATCACGAGACGTAGTAAACGGATACGAATGGCCATGATTCAATGACAAGTCAAAGCCTTGTGGACTCTCAGCCAAAACAGCGCCACCGCGTCTCAACACGTTATGAATCTCTCCGCACACGTCGCCGATAAAAGGCGAAAGCTCTGCTACATCCCTAGCTAAGCGGGCTTTGCGCAATACCTTTCTGGCCAAAGCGTATCCACCGCCCTGTTTGGTAGAACTTATGGCGTCCAAGCCCTGTTCGTCTTCGTGTCGTTTATCATCATCTTCGAGTATCGTGGCCTTCTCGTCTATAATCAAGCGCTTCTGCACGCCGTGTGTTTCGATTTCCTCTAACACGCGCTTCACGTCTAATACCGCCGTAGGGCCAATACCAAGCAACACGTCGTCGTTCAAGACGGATGACGGGAGCTGCTTTAACACGAACTTGTTACCGTCCGGATCGTAGTGTGTATGGCCAGCATTAGGAGCGAAATTGCATACCGCCATCGCCGGTGAATAATGATGGGCAAGGTAGGACGCCACCTTGCCCTTTCCCGTCGAACCCCATTGGCCGTCAATTATGATGTTTAGCTTCCCTCTCTGCAACATGACTCATCCTATCTTCAAGTTGCCAATTTCCTCTTCCCACTCCTCGCCGTTTACGTCTACCACCGCAATGTTACCCTCTGTAGACTTCACAACGCCTTTCAGTCGCTTCCCTTTCGGGTCTTCGATGGTAACCGTTTTTCCTACCATGTCTCCCGAATCCGTTTTTTCTTCGTCATCATCCGCGCCGTGCGGTGGAAAATCCGGAACGTACCCGTCCATGCCGTACCCTGGCGACAGCTCTTCGAGCCCGTAAAGGTCTTTCACCCCGTCTAGCAGTTCTCTCGGCAGCTTAGCGCTGCGCCCACGGTCGCGTACCTTGACGCTGTACTGCTCGGAGGGCTGCTTGCTCGGTTCTCTTGTTATAATAAAATCCGTACCGTTCACACCAAACGCGCTCTCCCCGCCGTCCTCGTCATCAAGCAGATGGTCAAGGATCGGCTCGAAGGCAGTCCTCGGTAAAGATGCTAGCTGTATTCCAGACTCTATGTCATTCATGTCCACTACGTTCAAATGGTGCATTCGCCGAGGCAACTGCATCTTACCGGCACGATGGTCGCTCTTGTGTTTGCTGTTCATAAGAGCCTTAGCGTCGGCACACGCGGCGCAGTCTCTTCCACCGCTACAATTTCCGTGGCCGTCCGGCCAGAAGTGCTTCGCTGCTTCACGGTCAATCTCCGTCGTTATAGTACCGACTTCCATGCCGTAAAACGGGCTGCTCTCGTCCTTGGATTCTTGTTTTGTTACCTCATGCTCGAACAAAAAGATGCGCCACACGTTCTTTCCGGGTTTGGCTCTTAGAACCCCGCCGCCGCCTTTTTGCTGCATACCCTCTTTTTTCCTTTTCATTCGTTCCTTGTCTATAGGCATCGCCTACCTCCTTTTCTCTTCGTTTTGTTTAAATCTCGAAGCCACAAGGCTTGCCACACCGTCCACTTCTTTTAGTTCTTCGTTTATCTTGTTATCCACGTCCGTTTCTAGGCGAAGCATCGCCTGGCTTTTGCTCTCTCCGTCGAGCACGTCGTCCTCTAATCCGAACTCAAAGGAGTACGACTGAAACTGCCCGATTTTAAGAGTCAGTTTTTTTGTTACCCGCGCGCGCGGCGGGATTACTTGGGTTTTTCTCTTTATGGCCATTGTTCTCTCTCTCTCCTTCACCATGTATCACTTATAGTAACGTCTACCCGAAGCTCTACGACGTACACCGGATAACGCTGCGGCAGTTTTTTTGTCATTGTGTCAACGAGCAACTCCGATACTCTTTTTACCTCGCTTGGATGCGCATCAACTATCAATGAGTCGTGCACTTGCGCAATCAAACAGCTCTTATAACCTCTGCGCACGAGCTCAGAGTCGACCTTTGTCATTGCCCAAGCCGTCATATCCGCTGCAAACGACTGAATAGGGAAATTGCTAGCCTGTAACACCGCGGCCGTGTCTCCGCTTTTTGCCGCTGGTAAATGGCGCACTCGGCCTAGACGGCTTCGTACAAAACCGTATTCTACAGCAAAATCGCGTTGCGCTTCTATATAACGAGACACCATTGGATAGGTTTTTCTATGACGCGCCAGTAGCGTTTTTGCGTACTTGATGTCGTCAGGTTTTTTTAAATGCCACGCCAGCTCTTTCGCTCCAATACCATACACAACGCCGAAACTAACTCTTTTCGCTTGACAACGCTGCTCGTCCGTGTAATTTTGACCGAAAATCTCCGCCGCTGTAACGCCGTGTACGTCGCCACCAGCTTTGAACACCTCTAACAACGCCGGTTCGAGGGACTCATTAGCAACTAGCATTAATTCGAGTTGCATATAATCCGCCGTTACAATGCTCCCGCCTTTGAACCTAGATACCAGCGCCTTTCTTATGTCGCTTGTTCGTTTCAACGCTTGCGCATTAAAATCGGTACAGTTCAGCCTTCCGGTAACTACATACCCTTGATGCCAATTACAACTAGTCGTACCGTCGTTTCGCAACTTTCTCATAATCTGGTCTATTACATCGAGGTCGTGCTGCATTGAACGCACGGCGGATATTTGTTTTAAAACCGGGTGTTTATCCTCTAGCGCTTCTATCACCTCTCGCCTCGTGCTAGGCGCGCCGTTTTTCGTGGTACGAAGCACGTCCAATTTCAAGACGTCGTAAAGCAGTGTACTAGTCTGCTTCGAGGACTGGAAATTGAAGACACCGTCCCGAACGCCGCATAACAGCAATGCTTCTTGTATCACGGGCTCTTTGTTCAAAGACTCCGTCGCCTCTTCGCAGCGCCGCTGAATATCGTGTCGCGTTTCGGCCATGCGCGCCCTATCTACCTTTATCCCGCGTTCCTCTATCCTCGCGAGCGTCCGCACGGCCGGTAGTGTTATTTCGTTATACAAATCCAAGAGCTTTGAGTCTTCCTCCAACGTAGGACGCAGTGTATTTCGTATAAGACCGGTAGTAATAACGTCTCCGCTGCAATACGAGAAAAGCTCTTTATCTGGGGCGTCCGACGTTTTATTTCCGTCCGCGTCGCGCCACTGCTTCATCCAGTTGTCATACCCGCCGTACGGCGTGTACCTATGCGCCAATATCTCCAAGTTATGCAAACTCTCCTCATCTAATAGATGATGAAGCTGGTACGTGTCATCCACCAAGTTGGCTGGCTCAACCCCGAAATGAATGCGACTCCAAGCTGCCTCGAATTTAGCGTTGTGTGCTACCTTTGGAACCGGAGACCGCAGCCAGTCGGAAAACGCCCTTCTCACATCGTCTCTCACACCACCGGCAAAACTAATAATAACAGCATCTAGCGAACCGGCCTCACACAAACCGACACACACCGGAACACCAAGCGTCGGCTCTAATTCGGTAGTTTCGAAATCAAATACCATAGGACGGCAACGCGCCGACGAGTGCTGCAGCAAAAACGCGCGTATCTCTCCACTAGTGTACAAGACCTTATAAGACATTGGCGTTACGGCGGATGCGGCCTTTTTGCCGCCTATAAACGACACCACCGATTGAAGATGCGCCGCAAAAACCCTACCATTGCTCTTTTGATGAAGAACAGCCGACGGATGGAGCATCGGTATGACCGGAATTTTCCGTAGCTTGGGCACGTGCTCTTGCATGCTGTACTCTCTGAGTACAATTCCGCCCCATTGCATGACGCTCTTTGCTCCCACGATTACGCTTGTGGCTGTTTTTCCTAGCGTAACTAACAACGCGGACGGTGGAAAGGCAAGGAGCTCTTGCACGACATTGGGAAAGCACGCTTCCACGTGATTTTTTCTGGGCTTGCGTATCTCGCCGTCGTCATCGTGAGGAAAACACCGTACAACGTTGGTAAGGCGAATCGCGTATCGGTCTAATCCGGTTTCTCTGAGTTTTTGTGTTAGCAACCTGCCAGCTGGGCCGACAAAACACTCTCCCCTTTTATCTTCTTCTGGGCCAGGAGCTTCCCCAATAAAAACTATTTCGGGCTCGTTACTTCCCCGCCCGTCTATACAAAAGGTACAGCATTTTTTGTACAGACCGCACTTCACGCAGTTTTTCGGGATAGCCATTTTTTATTCTTCCTCTGACGGTACAAAGAATCTTGCTACCACGTATCCTGCTTATCCTGCATTTTGCAGCAGCGTCGTTGACGGGCTTCCGACTTCCTCGTAATACATAAATAACGTACCAATACAAGAAGCGAAGGTCGGCGCGCTTCATGCCAGCTGTAGCGCTGTAAAGCGACGTGAGTCGCTCCGCGTTCACTGATTCATCGTCAACGTCTTCCTCAACCCAGCTAAAGCTAGCCGTGCTTCTATACGAACGCTCCAATTGCCTGCGTCTTCTCTCCCTCTTAATCCACCGAAACGCCCGCCGCATCATTGACACAAAGATATAACCGTCGCTACCGCGTAAATGAAACTCTCGCTCCACGCCGAATAACAATAAATCAGAGAACAACTCATCCGCTAATTGCTTCGGCGCCGTCAAATTAGCAACAGTCCGCGCAATCGAAACTAATGTCGCTTCTCTCGTTTGCCTTTGCACATCGGCCAGAATCCGCACCTCTCAGGACTGCAAGTGTACACGATAGAAGCATCGCACATAGGAAAAGCGCCTCTGCTAATAGCATCCGCTACACTAGTTACTACCTGCTCTACAATAAAGAGCCTAGAAGCGTCAACTTTGCTAGGCACCCTGCCCACGGTTCGAGCAGACGAAGACGCGGATTTTAACAAAAAAACGAACGATACTTTTTCCTTTTTTTCGGCCAACGCGTACATGCCAAGCTGTAAATCAACATCGGCATCGCGCTGCGTTTTCGGTCTGCCTACTACCTTGTAATCAATAACAGAGTCTTCTTCGACGAGGTCTGGAAACATCTGCACCGGCACGCCGTTTATATCAACACAAACCTCTTGCTCCGCCTTTACCGGCTTTATTTCCGGCGCCAGAAGTGTCATGTAGTTCTTGATGATATTCTCGCCGCGCGAAAGCACGGACTTCTCATCCTCTCCTTCCCAATCGCCTATTTCCCGTTTGTTTTCAGAGAAAAGGTCTTTAAACACAGTCAACATGAACGAGGTCTCTAAATCCTGCTGCTTTTCTATCTTGTGTTGATTATTGATTTTAAGCACCTCGTGATGCGTTCCGCCTTCTACCAGCGCTAAAGGCGGCGCGACGCGGATATTCTCTACATACGCGTAGTAGTAAGCGCGCGGACACCGTAAATACGAGGACACTTGCGTAGGAGACAAATGTCCTTTCGGTAACTCATAAATAGCCATTTCTTTCCCCTTTCTGCAATAGCCGTTGCGCCTCTCTGGCTTCGGCCTCGGATAATGAACGAAGGCATTCTTCGCTTACCAAACCGCCAGTTACTAATAACAAACGAGCATCTCTGTTACCGGCCTGTCGAAGTAACGCTTTTTGCTCCTCGACAGTCAAACCGGCATCGCATACCGGAACCCTGCTTTCATATCTCAAAAAGCGCTCTTCCGCTGCCTTGGTATGCAACGCCGCTAATGGCGGATACGGCATGTTGAACAGCTTGTAACACACATCCTCCGGTAAACACAAAAACTGCACGAGCAGGTACCGCTTGATTTCCACGATGTCCCTGCTGTTTAGAAAAGAGCATAGCGGCAACATCGCCTTGCGCTGAATTTTGCCGCAAATCCACTTTCTCAAACCTAGACGAGACGCGACGAGAAGCTCGTACAACGCCACCGCGTCAAACAAACGATGCTCTATCAATGAGCTGAGCTGTAGCATCCGCTACCCCTCCCCCATACCCCCTCCCCATCCGGAAAAGGAGGATACGGGGTGTGAGATATGAGGACCTTAGGACCTCGGGACCTTAGGACCTTAGGCCCTAATTTCCCAATAGAAACGGCGCTTATGTAACATCTAATACGAAATCGCATTGCTCTACTAGAATTGACTCGTTTATCAGATTAGCCCAATACGAAGACAACCGGCCCACTTTGGCATTTGAAAGAGCGCCTATTAGTGATATTTCCATTAAGCCCGCCTGTTTCATTTCGTCTGTAACTCGAATAACCTCGAATTTACACGCAGCCGCGTGTAAGAAGACAAATTTTCCGCGTCGCTTCGGGTCGGCGTGTATTATAACCTTATCCGGTCGCGCGCATAATACACGGTCTCCGACTTTAAAACTACTGGCTGTCATTTTTCTTGCCCTTAATAACAGGTTCCGTGTTTTTGATTGGAATTCTTGCGTTCCATACGACCGGTGTATCAGCTGCTCCGCAATGTCCGGTTATAGTTTTGAAGCGCTTTTGTACGTCGAGTAAAAATTCCTCTACACAAGAATTACACAACGTCCTCTTACCACGATAGCTAACGCGGCCCGGTTTGCCGCCCGGTAGTATTTGCTCAAGTGAGAACTGCAAGTTCTCGTAGACTTCTACTCCTTTTATCACTTCGTCATTTCCGCACCTTTCGCACCTTGACATACTTCTCTCCTTTCCCTCCGGTTTTAAATAAAATAACGGACGGCGTCCACGTTATAAATAACGTACGATATAAGAGTTCTAGTGTAGAATGAAGGGCAGCGCTTGGACTGCTAGTTCTATCGCCAGATTAATCCATTTGTTACCGGTTTTCACGTCCGGCAAACTGTTTCCAAGCTGCTTGACTATGATTTCCGCGGCCCTTTTTTTCTTAAGCTCTCCCTTCAGCGCGCTAATCAGAGCCTCTTTTTCTACAGACACAACAGCGTTGTATATTACGTCTTTGTTGTTCACGTAGAACTGCTTGAATTCCGGCGATAGATGCTCGCGCATAAGACGGTCGAATTTGTCATGCACGTTGCCCAAAAACGCTCTTAGTTTAGTTAAAAACATGATTGTCCTCCTTTCAGCGTCCAAACAATACACGCTCGAATTGCGAAACTTGCTCGTTCGATGAATACGGATTGACGAATCCTATTAAGTTGCGCTCTCCGATGCGACGTACAACCGAGGCCACGGCGTTTCCATGATTGCCTTCTATTGTGTTAAACAGCACACCACCCGGCGACACCGAAAAAACGACGCCAGCGTGGCCAAGACGCGTCCAATTTCCGTTTCCGTCCTTATGTTGCCACAACACGATGTTGCCAGGAACTAGCGCGCGTGGGTTCTTGCTGAATGCCGGATAAAATATGCCTTTGCGCTCCGCCCATTTCCAGAAAGTCCACGTGGACGCTTCGGTGAAAGCAATCACTTTGGCTTGGTACAGCGCGTACGAGGCGAATTTCATACACCAAGCTACCTTGAACGGCGGGCCGTACAACCGTATCTCCGGCGAATCATTGCTTCCGTCTGGAACTTCGTGCACGTTCAATGCGCGCTGTTCGGCGCAGAAATGAAGGACACTTGCGCGCTGGGGTGTAAGTCCTTCCGGTACACGTAGTATTGTTCCTATTCTTTGAGCTGCTCCGCTTGGATGTTCCAGCGCCCACCATGTTTCCGGCCCGACTATTCCATCTGGCTTTAATTCCTCTCCCTTGGCGTTGCGGTGTGTGTTTTGAAAATACAAAACGGCGCTCAATGTCTTATCAGAGAATGAACCTGTTACGTCTTCGGGTTTTAGAAACCCTTGCTGTACGAGAATTTCTTGCAGTCGCTTAACATCCGGTTCGCTCATTTCTGCTCTCCTCTCGCCTTGAAGCACGCTTCTCTTTTGTCTGTACAATCTGCCTTGGACACGAAGTCGTTGGCGACTTTTACCTTGAAATTGAGTATTTCTTCTTTGGCGTCTACGATTTCTTCTATTTTAGCGTGCATAGTTTTTACTTTGTCTTTTAACAGGAGATACACTATTACTACTAGTATTGAGTTTGCCCATACCGGGACATGGTTTGAGATTTTTTCTAGTAATTCTAACATCGCTCCACCCTCCTTGTTCGAGTTACACGTTTAGTATCCTGTTTTTGAAGTAGAATTCTTTTCCAGAGACGGTATACCAAGATGTAACGAAACGTCCTGGATTCCCGTCCGCGTAAACATCGGATGCCTTTCCCCATGTTTGCCATTTGTTAGTGTATTCCTTCAACACCAAAGAAAGGGCGAGGTCATAAACATTGCCGCCGATTACGCTCCACGAAGCGCCGTCGTACCAACTGGCTACGCCGCTAGTTATTACATTGGCGTTTCTGTACCCGAATCCCCATGAATTGGTGTACCATTGTTGCTGTATACTGCCCACTAAGTCTCTGTCAGGGAAGTCTGTCCAATTGCCGCCAGAGTACCGGTGCGGTTGCCCAAGTGTATACGGGTTGCCCGACTGCGCGTACAGTCGAATTAGAACATCGCTGCCTATGTTGCCATGAGCACCGAGATGAAAACCGATGCAGTACCTGTTACCTTGTACGAGATTTATAGCAGGAGAGATATTAAAGGACATACTGAATGCAAACATCTGATTGGCTCGCCAGCCAATGTTACGTTCGCCAGATTGCTGCAGTTGTTCATCGGGCCTGCCATTAGACTTAGCGGTGTATAGTCTCGCGAACGCAGCGACAGTATCGCTGGAGTATGCAGCCGATGTTTCTATTACAAAACCTGAGATTGCTGACAACGGCCTGCTAGATGACGCTATGAAATCCTGATAAACGCTCGTTACAACGCTGTCGAATACCAAGTCGACATATATGTCTTTGTTCGTACCAAAATTCGTGTAAAGGCAGTTAGTGTCTAGACTAAGCGCGCCCACGGCAATACAATAAACAACACCGGCGTCGAGCTTAGGTAGAGTAGGAAACGTGAATGTTACGCTTTTGTTCACCGGAAAGCCAGTTGTAGCCCCGTTGCTGGTAGCAAGCGCCGCGCCTGTTGGAAGACCGTTGCTATCGGCCATGTACAAATAAGCAGTTATATCCCTGCTGCCACCGGTTTGCCGTCCTACTTGGAGTGCAGCAGAGTAAAGATAGCCAGAACGTGCTAAAGAAAAGGACTGCGCTACCATGGGCTTGTTTTCAGATTCCGTAAAGCTGTACGAACTGTTACCTTCGCAAAGAGCTTCCGTGCCAGTGGATTTTAGCGTACTGAGAACTATGCAGTATCGTTTTGTAGTAACAAGCGTAGGACGCGGCACGGTGGAAAAGTTGAACTTGTACGTTTCTTCCCCTGTTCCTGTAACAGGTATGGCGTCGCTACTAGCTAAAATAGAACCGGTAGGAAGACCGTTGCTATCGGCCATGTACAAGTCTACTGTTAGCTGCGCTGTTACGCCCGTTTCAAGGTCGTATTTTAGTTTCAAGAAACAGTAGAAAAGTTGCCCGTTGTGTGTCAATTTGAAAGACTGCGATATTTTAACATCGGCAGGATTGCAGGCAATCCACGCGTCTCCCTCGAATGGCGCAAGGTCGTAATAATTGCCGACTTCCGGCGGCTGTATCCATTTTTTCAGTTTTACGACAAGCTCGTCGTCGCCAGCCGGTCTTAGCGTGCGCGTTATGTTGTAAACTGTAAATCGTTCATCGAGAAACAGCGAAGGAGCAACTAGTCTGATTACGTGCTCGAAGTTTATCGCATAGACGTCCGGGAACTTTTGCGTTATCTTGACGTCCATCATGGCGGCAGGGTCTTTGTAAAAATCAACAAGATGCTGCGCGATGAAGCCCGCGTATACGTTGTTATCGTCCGGCATAAGCTCGTTTTCGAAATTAAAGTCCTGCAGCCCGTATTTGGCTTGACTCGAAGTGTCTTCTCTAGTTTCCCACGAAGAACCCCATTTCACGCTGACTCTGTTTTTTACATTCTGCAGCTCGTCTTCCGGTTGTACAATTTCTACAGCGTCGTCCGCTTCATTGTACGTGAAATCCGGCGTGTTATCCGAAAACCACTCATTTATACGGAACCGATAAACGCCGTCGCCATCAATGAAATGCATGTGTTGCCCAACAGAAACGGCGTCTTGCAGCGCTTCCATGGCATTTTTATTGTTCCATGTAACAGTTGCCAGTTCCGCAGCGTCGCCTTGAATGTCGTATTCATTGTTTCCTAATCCAAGCTCTACCAATACCGCTTTTACTATTTCGCTGGCTGTTTTGTTCGCTTGTTCCTCTATAGACACTTGCGACTTCGAGAACGGATAGAAACGGTCTACTAGTGTAATATGCACCAGCTTGTCTGTAAATCCTGGCAAGGCTCGGATATTACGTATAAAGCCCTTGAACTGCGGGTACCGTATACCGTCGTACCATACCTCTACCGACATTTTGTTCCCGACTCTAAGTATTTCGTAAAAGTCGCTTTCGTCATTGTTTTTGTCATACAGACCGGACTTGTTATCAATCACAATATCGCACATGCCTTGTACCATATGTCCGTCTACGGTGTTTTTGCCGATGTTTATTGTAACAGACTCTACGTCGTTTGCTATATTAGCAGACATAAACGTGGTGTACGTTATATCGAACCGCACTGCCGCGCCGTAGCCGACATGTTGTATTTCATCATCATAATCAATAGTATAAACAGGCGATTCGTACTCAAACGGGATAGCGCCTTCTATGCCCCAGTAATTCTCCTCGTCGGCGTTTCCGGTGCGGTAAACAGCAAAGTAGTAAAACTCGTGTAGTGTTTTTAGTCTGATAAGCGAATTATCAAAAAGGAACTCTTGCTCGCCGACACCGTTACACGTGTTAGTACTAGTTATATACTCGTCGCCAGCGTAAATGCGCATTTCCACTGCATCTGTCGGGGAACCGGTTTTCCGTAAATGGATTTTAATAGACGAAATATGCCCGTCCCTAGGCATGACAAAGCCCTGTCCTATTGTTTTAAACGAAACTGCTCCGCATCCGCCTATTAGGCCTTGCCCAAAATCAGCCCAAACTCCACCTACGTCTTGTAAAACGTGTTCTACAAGTTCGGTGTCATCGTGTAATAAGCGTACATCATAATGATTGGGCGCCGTCATGCATATGCCCTCGATAATTCTTCATTCATTAGCCTGCCAAGTTCTCTAACGAATTCCCTAGCTTTCCATCGGTCTGATAACATCACGCCCTCGAAATGGTTTTCCATGTTTATTATGATATTAGGTTTTCCACTAGTACTACTCAATTTGTCAAGCGGGATGACCGCTTCTGCTCCTTTTTCACCGATAATAGCTGCAGTCGGTTTGGTAACAATGCCGCCGTGCTGCAACCCTATCCCTGTTCCGTAGGAGAGCCACGCCCATTGTGAATACTGTTGTAGCAGGCTGTATTCGTGCGGCGTTAGCGATTTTCCTTGCTGGTATTTTAAGTACGCTCCATACGGCGTAGCGGCTCCTTCCGGTATTTGCATCGTGTACGTTCCTGTCGCTCCGCTTGCTCTGCTGTTAAGGGTTTGGTACGCGTCCCGTTGTTCCTCGTAGTTCCCTATAATAGAGTCGGTCGCTGCGTCGGACGCCGCCGCTTGTTCATCGAAGGAGTCTATAGCAGCGGATGCTATATCATCGTACGTATAAACGCCGGTAGCGTCTAATTGCTGGTATTCAGACAACATGGTATCGTAGTCATTAAGCCATTGCTGCAACGCTTCCTCCGACGCGCGTTTTTCAGCGTCGGCAAGTTGCTGGTCTGCTTGCGCTTGTGTTATGCGCGCCTGTTGTTCTATGTTAGCGCGTTGCGTTTCTTGCTCTTTCACCGTGTCAGTGTATCTCTTTTCTTCTTCGGTGCGCTCTTGCTCTAGGTACAAAATCTGTTGTGTAGCGTCGTCCCATATTTGCACCGTTTCGCGGGCTGTTTTTTGTGTGTGTCCGGTAATCGCATCGGTTTTAGCCAGCATGCTATCTATAGCGCTGGCCAGCTTTTCCTCCCCGAAATAGTGCAGCGCTTCGCTGATAGTGGACATCAATTTTCCCACCATTGTGCCCACGGGGTTGAAAAGGAAGTTGACGGCCGTGTCGTATATTCTATTCGCATAGTCGCTTACCAGCGCCACTGCCCACACGGCGAACTCCTTGACGTTCAACTTGAAGTTCTCTACTTTAGTAGCGAACTTGCCAAACATTGCGTCAGACGCTATGCCGCACTTTGCCGCTGCTCCTTCCCAATTGGTAGCAAATAACAGCAATCCACCGGCTATCAGAGCCATTGTAACTAAAAATGAAGCGCTAAGTCCACTAATAGCTGCGCCGACAGCGCTTATAGCTGGAATAGCTGCGCTTATTCCCATTGCAGCAAGCGATACCGCAGTAAGCGCCGGAACAAGCGCTGAAGCCGCCTCGAACAAGCCGCTGTATTCTACCCGCTGCTTCTGTAGCCAGCCCTGCAACTCTTGTAACCGTGTTACGTGTTCTTTTTGTATGTTAGACAAGTCCTTTATTACATTTCCGGAACGTGCTACCTGCGCTGTTTGCTGCTCGAATTCAGCCGTGCTGATATTAAGCTGTTGTAGTAACGCGCTCAAACTCCCGCCGGAAGCCTTTATAGCCTCGTCAAACATCCCTATGGCTTTTCTTCCGGAGATGCCTTTATCGTCTAGAATGCCCATCACGGCGGCCACCTGGTCAACAGACAACTTCATTGTGCTTAGTTCCGGAGCAGAACGACTGACAAAGGTCAGGAATTCGGAAAGCGTGATGTCCGTATTTTTCAGCAGGTAGCCTAGAGCGTTTACCGAATCGGATGAGTTTTTTGCTTTAATGCCCATCGAAGCTAGGCCGTCTGCTGCTTTTGCCAGGTCAATGGCGCTTTCCCCGCTGGCTTTCCCTACGTTTTTCCAGTAGTCAGCATATTGTTTTATCGCGTCGGAGCTTTTCAAGCCCTCTTGAGCCGCCTTAGTAAATAGCTGCATGTCGTTATCGAACGAATATCCAGCGTCGCGCGATGCCATAGTCAATTTTTTTATAGCATCCTCCGATAGGCCGCTTATGTACGCTACGCGCGCTATTTGCGCTCCTTCTCCTTCTGCGGAACGGCCTAGAACCTCTAATGCCGCAGCGGCTCCGGCCGCATATTTCCCGAATGAAGAAAGCTTGTCTGCTACCTTGTCAAAGACGGCGCTAGCCTCATCTTTGGCCAGAAGCAGCATTTCCAACACTCTATCGTCAGCCGCCATTTTTGTTCTCTCCCATGATTCCTATCAAGCGCTCTAGCGCTATTTGCTTTAAGAACTCTGCTTGTAGCGGAGTAGCGTCCTCAAGCACGTCAACCAGTTTTATATTCGACGTCGTTAAAAGCAGCGCCATTTCCAAGCCGTCCGGCGTGTTTACGAAACCGTGCCACTTTAGCGGCAGTGTCCTCCAATCCAGAAAAACGCATGATTTCTTCTACCAGCTTGTCAAAATCTGCATCACTCATTGTCAATGATTTTACCTCTGCTGTGCTCCATTTGTGTTCCATGTCTTTGCCGGTGCTTAATCCGCAAGCGGCTATAAACAACTTGTAGTCTAATGAATTGCGCACCGCCTTGTCTGCGTCGCCCTCTAGTTGCGGGTCTATCATCGTAGATGCTCTACCTCTAGTTTTAAAATCCCGAACTAAAATGGCTTCCGCTTCTGCTTTCTCTCCGATAGTAAGAGAGCGAATGTCTACCTTGCCGATAGAAAGCTCGACTGTACAAGTCAGACACTTGCCCTTTAGCAATTGCGCCTTTGTTAGCGTTGTCTCGTCGGAGATGTCTAATTCGATTCCCATGTTTGTGTTCCTTTCAGTAGTTATACACGGACGTACATACAGCCGACATCAGCGTTTCGCTTTCATTATCATAAAGCGCTTCCACTGTTAAGTCTTGCTTTATTTCGTCTTTACCAGATTGTTTGGTTTTTAAGGACTTTATTTCGGCGCGTGGAATGTCAAGAGTTACGGTTCCCAAAGCACTGCCATTGATAACGAACTGATATGCTTTTTCTTTCACATCGGACGACTCCGACGGGCCGCCGTCATTTCCCCAGAATTCATTTAAAGCCGTGTCGTCTTCGAACTCAAGCGTCATGTCAGCGGATACCGAGAACTCGCCTGCTTTGTGATAACGAGCAAAACGGCTACCAAGAGTCATTTTCGGGACGGCGCCGGAGCTTATCGTCAACGTTAGTTTCTCAACGGTGGCGTCTTCCGCTGGCGTTGCGCCATAATCACTCTTTTTAACAACTATGTTGTTAAACTGCGCCGGATATCCTTGCGGGATACGAATGTCTGGAAGAGTGCGCACGACATCGGAACCGTCTACCTTGGCCAGCACGTCAATAGACACAATTATCCAATCATTGGACGCCGTTATCTTCATTGTTTTGATAGAACATCCGGTAAAGACATGCTCGAACGTGTCTTTTCCTAGTCTGAACGTAGCAGACAACATCTCCTTTTCATCGGATATCGTCAAGTTGTGTTGATACGTACCGTAAGTATAGTCAGCCGTGTATTCCGTCTCCGCGTCTACATTACGCAGAGTAAACGCGCCGGTGCTGTAATCCAATTTGCCGCTAACCGCTGTTTTGTAGGAGTAGTCTACTGAATAAGTAGTGGACGCTACTAATCCTGTTAGATTAAGAACCGCGCCGCCTTTCGCGTCGTAATCTACCGTGCCGGTTACGGTAGCGGGGCTTATGGGAACGATGTTACCATTAGCGTCATCCGTTGCCTTGTTTACGTTCGTTACTCTTATCACTACAGAGCCAGGAACTATGTCCGTGTGCGCTAACACCACCTCCTTAGTTGTCTGTCCTTCGGTAGTCGCAAACTCCTCTCCAGACACGTCTATTTGCTGTATCAGCTTTCCAAAGCCGTCATCCGAAATGTCGCCTGCCATGCCGTGAATCGAAATGCTCCCTGGAATAACCGGAACGTTGGCAAGCGTGCCAGCTAGTGTAGTTTTCCCTGCGGCGGTTTCCCCAATGCCTTCCGGAGAGCTTACTGCTTTCGTGTTGTCTGTATCCGTTCTTCCGCCCATAATAAGCCACAGGAAATACCATAGGAGTGGAGCGTCTGCTACAAAATCCACGCTCCCGTCCGGATTGTACGCGCCTGGCCTATGTTCACGCGGGAACCGCGTCAACGAGCCTTTTTTTATCTTGCTTGGTGAGTCCGGCGTGTCAAGAGAGGCGCTTGCCTGGTCTACATAGAAAACAGGAGCAACCGCTGTTCCAAACTCGCTCTCTTTGCCTATACCAAAGTACCTTAGTCTCATTTTCTTTTACTCCTTTCTGTAATAAAACCTCGACTCGAAGGAAACAATCGAGCCAAACAATGTCTCCTTAGATGGCAACTCCTTTGTTCCGTCCGGCTGCCATCCTAGCCTAATGGTGTCTTTTACAAGTCCATTGAGTGTCGGATTGGCCAACACTAATTCGCTGGCTTGCAAGGCCAAACTGCGCGCCAGTCGCGCGTCTTGCCTTTTGTATGTTGGAGCAACAGCCATTATAGAAAAACGAAGACGCCATCCCTCGTTGCCGCTAAATGTCCTGTTGTCTACATCGCTCGTGTCCAAAAAGACTTGTAGATACGGCGGAGTCATACTTCCAGAAACGAGCTCGTATCCAATTACTATCCCGTTTACGGGCATTGTGTCCGCTAATAACGTACCGAGCGCATCTTCTATAGCTACTATTTGTTCATCTAAGGGCATCTTCCCGTCTCTGTGCCGCTGGGTTGTCAAAGTTCATCGTATAACCTATTTCAAGCTCTGCTTGTAATACGCCTTCTGTACGCGTTTTAGACACTGAAAATCGAAGCCTCTTAATAAAAACATAGCTGGCCAATCCGCCTAGCTGCTGGTCTGACGATATTGCTACCTGTAAATCGGCCGCCGCTTTGCCAAGCTCTCGGTCTAGTATATCTTCCGGAGACAACGCGCACCACACGTCTACAGCGACGCGTAACTTCTCTACCACAGCTGGATACACCCTGTATTCATCTTCCGCTTCCAGCGCCGACACACCTAACGCGGGATACGCGCTGAACTGCGGGCCGACTGCGCCGTAGCGCGTTACCTCGCAAAATTGCTTTATTTTGAAGCGCGCGTCCAAAACAGATATGTTGTCTATGTAGATGTTTCCTATAGGAATACCAACATCCCAGAATTCCTCTTTTACTCCTATTATCAGTCCTACTGAACAAATATCTTCTCTGTTTACTAACGGAATTTCTGGCTCCAACTCGTGCGCTTCAGTGAAATCGTCGTCAATACTCAGAGTCAACGTGTTGCTACCGTCGTCCAACGCGCTTGTGTCTTCTACACAATAATACAACACGGCCGCGCCGACTTCACGTCCGTTTGCGCTATCTTGGAGGAAAACACCAAACCCGTTGAGAACGCTTTTGTCATGTACAAAAAACTCTAGCTTAATAGTCTTACCGGCACTGTTTAGGTTCAACGGCGCGTCCATGTCAAACCAGTATACGCCCGCGTTATTACCGGCGTCCAGATTATCATTGTCTATTCCAATACCAATACACACTCGGTCGAGAACCGGTGTCAAGGCATGCGCGGCGGCATTCCAACCGTCTACGTTGTCGCACGCAGTAATGCCTACACAATTCCCTATAGAACGAAAATCAAGCAACAGCCGCTGTAATATCCGCTCTCGTATGGTGTCGCTCATTTGAGCAATTCCTCTTTAGCAGCCATGCTTGCCGCCTCGAAAAACCTAACACGGAAATTCTTCCACTCGTTGCGCATGTTCATTCTGGCTTTTATTCCACGCGCTTTATCCCCGTATTCGTGTAAAGGAGCATAATCGGCCACCGAATTCAAAAACCAAACAGCGGCTTGTACATTCTCTCTACTAACAATGACGTCATGCGCTAGCGAATCGTACAACACGCTCGATTGCCGCATCAACTCGTCCTCATACGGGCTAGGATATTCGACTACCGGAGCGTTCAAGTGCCTATCCTGCATCAACGCTCGAAACTCGACGCAACATACGTTCCACTTGACCGAAATCTCTTTTTTTATACTATCCGGAAGAGCTTTGATTCGAGTGGCCATTCGAGTCATTTTTTGATTGTTAGCGCTTAGTTGTACTCCGAGCATCACAACACCAGCCTCGAAGCGCCCAATACGGCCTTTTCGTACGTAATGAGCGTGTTCTTGGGTTTAAACAGAGAAATAGAACCGGCGCCAGCAAACGTTACGCTGGCTTGGCCTAAATTCGGCAAGCTCTTGTACTCGTATACTGCCTCCTCTACAATGGCTTGCGCTATGTCTGGATAGAGAGTCCAAAACT